CGCGTACGATGCGTCGGGTGTCGGAGCGACCACAAAGTTGTCTACGTCAAACTGAGCAAAGTACTTGGGCTCACCAGTCGTCGATGGGTCCGGGGTGTATGTCTGAACAAAATCCAGATCCTTAAAATCCAGAAACACCTTGCTGCCGCTATATGTCAGACTCAAAGAAAACGGGCTCAGAAAATCCGTGGGAGCTGCCAGATATTGGTTGCCGCTGGTCAGTGTGCCGGCGACATTCTTCTGAAAAACATTCAGACGAACGTTTTTGAAGATCCGCTCTTCAGCCAGACGAATAAACAAAGGCAGATTGTTGACGAAAGAGGTTTCGTCATACTCGCAGTAATCTTGAATGGCCTGCTTTAGCTCACTATAAGTCAGTGTCATGTCGTCACCACCGTCACCTGTCCCGCCTTACCTACCATACGTGGACGTTCAAGGCGAGGCGCCTCGACAGTAGGCACTCCAACGTAGACCTCCAGCGGTTCTGCCCGATCGGGCCGCGGGTTGCGCAGGGCCTGCGGATCTGGGCCCGGCTTGGGAGGATAGAGCTGCGGATGCTTGGGCTCGTACTCGTCCGGACCTACCAGCGCGCCCGTCCACTCACGGCGCATGTCTCTCAGACGATACCGGAACCCGGACCGATCGGAGATGCCATAGGCGTTTTTGTCAGAGGCAAAGGCCATATCAACCCCTCGACATATAGCGGCCGTCAGGAACAAGCATCAGACTGACACGATCCTCGTCCTCCTCAGCGGCCCGCATGAACTCCTCCTCGTAGATGGACTTGAGGACTTGGATGCGCTCCGGAGCACGTTTGATGGCCAGATAGTAGGCCAAACCCGCTACCATGCAGGGGTAGAACCGGAAAGGGACCGCCGTTGTATTGGTCAGGGCGTCAGCGTCCTCGATACGGCGCACATAGTAGTACACCAGCTGGTCCGTGGAGTTTTCAGGCGCCTGCCAAAGATTGATGACAGGCTGGATGCTGCGGTCAAAGTAAAACTGAGACGGCCGACCTTGATCCGTCTTGTTCGGGAAGTCGAGATAGTCTCCGCGACTAATGCGGTCCATCTCATAGTCAGTACCGTCGCGGCGAAGAGCCATCTCCAAGATGTCAACGACGTCGGCGCCAAGGGTCTCTTGCGCCTGACCTTGGGTCAGGGTCAGCGTCGCTTGCTCCACGGTCCATAGATTCAGTCCCCGGTTTGCCCAGTCGGCAAACATCAGGTTCAAAGAACGGCGTGCAGTCTTGGCATCATAGCCCGTGCGAACCTCAAGGCCGCACCGTTCGTACGCCTCTTCGATGATCTCACCGACATCGATGTTGAAGTCTCTGGACCCTGACGTGGTCATGTCTTCCAACTCACTCTTTTCGAGGACGTCTTTCTTTTCGCCGCGGCCTTAGCCTTGGCACTTTTGCACTGCGCTTTAGTCGGGCGGCAAGCAGGATAAGGTCTTTTACTCTTTCCCTTCGCTGATTTTCTACCACAGGGTTTACCTGTCTTGCAGTCAATCCAGCCCTTGCCGTCATTTCGGTTGAACCATTTGCGCAATGACTCCCCAGACATCAGAATATCCTCGCCCGAACGAGGCCACCACCGGCCTTTTTCTGCTTGGACTTGTTACCCCAGTTCTTGGCGCCCACCTTGCGGCACTTAGACAGCGCGCCACTGGCATAGGCCGACGGCCACACCTTATAGCGCGACTTGACCTTATGGTAGCAGGCGTCCTTCTTGGCCATTAGGACAGGCCCATGGCCGCGCGTTTGCGGGGGCTGCAGGCAGTCTGGTCGACCTTGCCGCCCATCTTGTAGCCTTTCTTAGCCATGACCTTGCCACCCTTTTTGTAGCCAGCCTTAACCTTGCCACCCATCTTGTGACCTTTTGATTTGCATCCAGCCATTGGAACCTCCGTTATCTGCTTGGCCATGTTAGCACGGTTCATCTTACTGTCCCACCTTAACCTTAAACGACATCCAGACAGCGCCAGCGATAAAAATTAAGAAAGCCGTGGTGGTAATCCTGACGACTGTAGACCAGACCGCTTTGCGGGTCTCCCGCCACGACGACAGAAGGCCGCGCAGTTCGTCGATGTCCTGCGGAGCGTGGTCGTCATGCAAGCCAAGCTCTTTCAACGCGGCGTAGGCCCCGCGTTTTGCCGCTCGGTCTAGCATTGCTTCAAGTTCTTCGGGAGAAAGTTGAATGTTGCCCATGGAGGTCACCACTTCCGACAAGACCAATACTTGGCCTTGAGCTTGTCCAAAGTCCCCTTGTCGCAGCCGTGCCGCGCCCGAAACGAAGCTCGCGCTTTGGGATTTGATTTTCGGATCTTCATGTTGGCGTCGCCAAAACGCACGATCTTTTCTTTGCCTTTGTCGCAGGCCTTCACAACAAACTTCTTGCCGCCCGATACTTGGCGTCGGGGCTTGTTGCACTTCATCTTGGACTTATCGATCTTAGGCATCAGAGCGGCCCCGCGTTTTGAATGTAGATAATCTCCAGTGCTGCAGAAATGTCAAAACTGACAGAGGCTGATGATGACTCGGCTCGTACCTCTATGTCCGACTTTTCTTCAATCTTCTGTGGAAGCGAAAAAACCTCTTCGACGTGCATGCCTGTGGTCAAAGATTTAACATCCTTTGACTGAAAAACTTCGCCGTAGGGCCTTACTGCCAAAATCAGCTTGCATACTGCAGGGGTGTTAGAGGTAGTTCCGTTAGATACGTTATACTGAAGCACGTACGCTGTGTGTCCCGCAGGGACAGTCCAAAGCGCCATCAAACTTTGGTTTGATCCTACGCCCTCGTTTACAGAGGCGTACACGTTCGCAGGCACACCTGCCGTCACAGTGCCTGTTCCTGCGTAAATAGTGCCTGCGTTAGCGCCGCCTGTTCCGGCAGACCGAACAATCATTCTGTTTATGCGGAGAAACTCGTTTGTGGTGTTTACAGCGGTCTGGCCGTTTAAGGTAACAGTCTCGTTGATTTCGTTGTAATCGGCGTCCAAGCCGGACAACTGAACAGTTCTTGCACCCGTACCAGCAGACGTGTCATTTGCAGACGAGCTAGACACCTTTAGCACGGTTGCCGCAGACAGGTAACTGTAAAGCCCGCCTTGGGACCATATGGTCTCCGCGCTGTTCCCAACAGTTGGATTGTTACCAAACTTAAACAGTGGGTTGTGGCCCGGGATCTGACCCCGAGCCACCTGTAAGTCAAAAGGCTCCGATGTTCCGACCTGTGTTATGGAACGGATATCATAAGCCATCGAGCGGACCTCTTACGCGTGAAAGGCCGTTATGTTTGTGAAGATGGTCGAACCAGCAGTGTACGGCAAGAAACAACCGGACTCGAACATAATCCCCTCCGACGGAATGGTCACATCACGCTCAGCAGTCGCAGAAGCAACCGTCCCCAGCTTTAGTTTTTCGGTGCCGGTAGCACTGCCATTCGTAAAGCTAAGAACTCCGGCGGTCGCCGAGTTGACGATAAACGCCCCCTTCAGCCGGGACCGCTCAGGGAAGATGACATCCAATGCATCGTTGGACATGCCAACGGACAAGGTGCCTACCGTGTTACCGTCCACAGTGACTGCGGTGACTGTGCGAAAGTACAGGCTTCCTGTTGACAGGCCCGATGCCGTCACCCCGATCGCCTCGGTCTGCGTAGCGCCGTTCACGTCTGTACCCGTCACCGTGACAGTTCGAGCGCTGTCGGCGCCCGAGGCAGTCACCGTGATCTTCCGAGCAGCGGTGAACGTAGCCACACCGCCAGAGGCATCTGCGCCGTCAATGGGGATGGCTTGTTCGCCACCCCCTGACAGCTGCTCTGCAGTGCAAACGCTGTCCGCGTCCGCTGCGTTAGTGTCGGCCTCGATAAACTTGGCCTTTACGTCTGAGCCAGCCATGCCGGACCTCCTTACTGGTCAGCAAAGGCGGGAGCAGTTGCGCCAACCACGGTTCCCCAAATCTGGTAGTTCGTGCCGTCAAGACCCATGATGTGAATCTGGGCGGACGCCGGGACATTGACTTGGATCTTGGAGTTAGAGTTGCCGTCAGAGAACACCACGGAAGCTGCGCCATCGTCGGTGTCGTGGAAGGCCACGCCGCCGATGAAGAAGTTGGTGTCCGAGCCGGTGTCAACGATAAAGTCGGTCGCGTCAGCTGCACCGCCGCCATAGACGAAGGTGAAGTAGGAACCGGCAACAGGCGCCGGCAGGGTGTAGGTGTTGTCCTGCGTGCCGTCTGGAACAATCAGCGCGCGGCCGCTGTGGGTGGCGTTGGTCAGGGTGACGTTACCGTCAGCCAAGGACACAGGGGCACCGCCCATGGTCGTGATTTCGGTAATGGTGCCAGTGGTGGCGTTTTTGGTGATGGATTTAAAGCCGTTTTCGGAGCGTACTGGCCCAGAAAAAGTTGTCGTACCCATGTCACTCTCCTGTCGTGGGCTGCGTCAGCTGCACCACGCAGCTGTCAGGGTGGTTGCAGTCTACCTGAGCGATGGACAAAAAGAAAGGGCGGCATACGCCGCCCCCTCAAATTACTGTCCCAGTGCCGTTTACGCGGCGCCCGGCGAACCGAACACGCAACGCGGATCACTGACACCGAAGCTGTAACGCTCACGCGCCTTGAAGCGCATGTTCCCGGTGTCGAAGTCGCCTTCCATGCCAGTGCTGAGCGGGGTGCGCTCAAAATGCACAAAGCCACGGGGTGCATCCGTCTTGATGAAGAATGCATCCGGGTCGGTCAGGAAGTCGTTGACCACGTAGCCCTCGGGCAGCATGCCCATGGACTTCAGTGCGTTGACGTCGTTGTCTGCCGTGCCAACCCGCAGGTTCGACACCATCAGACGTTCGGCCACGAACTGCAGCTGGCGAGGTACGATCAGCTTCATGCCGCGAAGGGCAATCTTCAGACCACGCTCGTCCACGAAGCCAGCGATGCTGATCAGAGCGTCCTCAAGCGAGGTTTCGTTCAGGTCAGCAGCAGTGGTGGGTTCGTTGGCAAACGTACTACCGCTGGTAAGCGGGTGATCAGTCGCACAGAGCGCCTTGCCGTCGCCGATTGCCGTCGCACCGCCGTCAAAGGCGTTGTTCAGGATCGCCGCAGCTTTCACCTGCTTGGTGTGTGCCATGGAACGTGCCAGAGCGCGGGTGTAGCGGCTGCCAAGACGGTCGTAAAGGTTGTCCTCGACGGCCTCCTCAGTTAGCGCAAACGCCATTG